GTTTCTTTCTGCAATCTGCATTGTGTCAAACATTCCTTCCTGGTCTTTCCTTATCAGGTCAACCAAATATGCATTCATTGACAATCCCTTGTCCTTTGCAAGACCCTTCACAATGCCCTTCATGCCCTTTGGAAGGGTCAAATTGATGCGGTCATAATTTTCTTCATTGAACTTGTTTTTGTAGTTTGTGCGGTTCATCTGACACCTTCTTCCTATATCCTGTTGATTGCTTCCAGTTTGATTGGAAGGTCAACATGTGTATAAACAACCTGGGTGACATTCTGACCTTTGTGTCCTACAATCTTTTGAATGATTCTTTCATCCACACCTGCTTCTGTCAGAAGGGAAACACAGGTGTGTCTTGTGCAGTGTGGTGTGTAGTCCATATTCATTTGATTCATCAGCGGTGTCCAGTATGAATCATAATAGTTTCTATATGTGAAGGGTTGACCTTCAGGGGTGCAAAGAAGAAAGTCACAGTCTTTCTGCATCCAGTATTCAAAGAAGGGAACAACCTTTTCTGCAATTGGAACTTCCCTGATTCCTGCATCTGTCTTTGATTCCTTCACAAAAAACCATCTTTCTTCCAGGTGAACATCCTTCTTTTCCAGTTCCAACAGTTCCCCTATTCTGACACCAGTGTAAATGAGCATCAAAACAATGGAAATGTAGTCATTGGAAGGTTGTGCAGACCATACCTTCTTGATGTGGGTCTTTGTGAAAGGTTTTCTGTCATAACCATTTGGATTTCCTGGCTTGCTGATGTCAACATATCTGACCATTTCCCTTTTATCCTGGGAAACAATTTCATGCATGACCGCATAGTCAAACATCAGACCAAACATGATTTTGATTTTCTTCAGGGTTGGTGTGTTCTTTCCTGATTCATCCACACACTTTTGCAGATGGTCAAGTTTGATTTCCACAACCTTCATGTTATGAAGTGCAGAACAGGTGTTGAATGCTGCTTTGTAACCTTTGATATTTCCTTCAGAAATCTTTTCATAGTGAACATCAGACCATTTGTCATATAGTTCTGCAAAGGTCATTGTGTCCAGGTGCAGGTCATAAGGGTCTTTGTTATAGTCTGCAAGTGCCTGAAGTGCAGCTTGTTTTGTTGGGAAGTAACCTATGAATTCATAGACTGGATAAGATTTCAGTTTTTCAGGAACTTGTTTCCATCCAACAGTCTTCCTGGCAACAAAGGGATTTCTTCTTTTCCCTGATAGTTTGTAAACTGAACCATAAGAATTTGGTAGTTTCATATTATCATCCTTTCTTTTTCAAGGATGAAATGATACAATTATATTGGTGTTTTGGTGACCATTTCATCCATCTGATTTGGTTTCCATCCTTGACCCTGGGTGTTGGTAGCATTCAGGGTCTTTTTATATACATCTTGAATTTCATCTTGAATTTGAAAAACCAAGTAAAATCAAGGGTTTGGCGGTGTTTTGGTGACTAAAATTCAAGATGTCCTTATATTTTTCTATTATAGATAATTTTTAGAGAATCATTAAATTTTAATCATTTTCAAATTATAGTTATAAATAAGTCAAATACATCTTGTCATCTTGAATTTCCCTTGATTTATAAGGGTTTTCAAGCATTTACATCTTGAATTTCATCTTGAATTTCAGGGTTCATCTTGAATGAAATTCACATATATGACATTTCCTATGCGTTTTTCAATGCGACATCTTCCCCTTTTTCAGTGTACTTCTTCAGTTCTGCAAGGTCAGACATGTCTTCCAGTGCCTTTTGCCTGCCCAGTTTGTTCAGGTCCTGGAACAATTCAAGGATTTTCACAGCTTCTTTTCCAAAGTGCTTCTGAACTGCTTCAATGGTTTTGACTTCTTCAGCAAGTTTTGCAGATTCAAACTTGTCATCAAAACACATTAGTTCACAAGGGGTGATTCCAAACTTCCTTGCAAGCTGCTGAATGTGTGTCCTTTTGATGTTTTCAACCTGACCAGTTTCCCACTTGTTCACTGCTGCCCTGTTGACTGGTGGATTCAGGGATTGACCCAGTTCTTCTTGTGACAAATGCATTTCTTCCCTTAAATGTTTGATATACATGCCCATTGTCATATAGAACACTTCCTTTCTTATTATATTAAGGCATCCGCCTTGTATCTTGATAATAGCATATATAAGAAGAAACTGAAAGAAATTTTGAAAAAATATCCTAAAAATTTGAATTTTAGTGTTGACAAGATACAAACTAACCATTATACTTGACTTGTATCTTAAAGAGATACAACAAAACAAGAAAGGAAAACAGAACATGAACAGAGAAGAAACAATCAAAAGAATCATCAGTTTAATAATGAAAGCATTTGATGAAAACAATTATTCCTTCATTCGTGAAGCATTCACAGTTTGCTGTGATTTCAATTCAGAAAACCTTGGTTCTGATGTAGCTGAAATCTTCATGTCAGAAGATGATGACTATGTGATGGTTGATGATGACATGTTTTATTTTCCTGAAAATGCTTTTTAGAAAGGAACTGGATGCATGAAAATTGAAAGCAGACAAATTGTCAGTCAAGCTGACATCAAGAAAATCATCCAGTTGAATGAATCTGTCAAAGGTACAACAGACTATATGAAGTACCACATGGAAATGTCATACAAGCATGACAACACCAAGAAGGGTGGATTCACGAACTGGAAGTTCCTTGGATATGGCTATCCTTTTGAACATGATGAAAAGGAATGGTCAAATTCAGGTTATGTCTTCAAGATTGTGAAGGGTCATGTGTATATAGAAACATTCCCACACAAAGACAGTTATGGAACAACACAGATTGAAAGATGGTATGTGACAGACAGAATCATGGAAGAAATGAGGTGGTGGATTTGATAAACTATTTATCATTGTTTAGTGGAATTGGTGCTTTTGAATCTGCAATGCGAAACCTGGACATTCCTTTTGAAATCACAAACTATTGTGAAATAGGTGAACCACAGTCAAAAGCATATTCATTGATTCATGGGATTGATGAAAAGAAAAACCTTCATGACATCACAGCAGTGGATGAAACAAAACTTGGTGAAGTTGATTTCATAACATATGGATTTCCTTGTCAGGACATTGCCCAGTGTGGACTTCAAAAGGGATTTATTGATGAAGAAGGGAACAAAACAAGGTCAGGACTTTTCTTTGATGCTGCAAGAATCATCAAGGCAACACAACCAAAGGTTGCAATTGCAGAAAATGTGAAGCCACTGGTTCAACCAAAATTCAAAGCAGAATTCAAGACTGTACTGGAATCACTTGAAGATGCAGGGTACAACAATTATTGGTCAGTTCTTAAAGCATCAGACTATAATGTTCCACAGTCAAGGGAAAGGGTTTTCATTGTGTCAATCAGAAAAGACCTGGACACTGGTGTGTTTGAATTCCCACAGAAACTTGAATTGAAGAAATGCATGATGGACTACTTGGAAGAAGATGTTGATGAAAAGTATTTCCTTTCAGACAAAATGTTTGCATATGTCCTTGACCTGGATGAAAAGCAGCAAGGAACAAAGTGGGAAGGAAGGGCAAACAATGACTTCATCAATCCAAGGATTGCACACACTTTGTCAGTTCGTTGAATCAAAGGTCAAAGAGCAGGTGTTTCAAACATCATTTGTGTGTCTGACCCTTCACCAGTGAAGGTTGCAGACTACAAAAAGAAGTTGAATGGCAGAAGAACAAATGACCATGACCTACGCAACATCACAGAGAGAGAGAGAGTTTCAGACTGATGGGTTTTAAGGATTCAGAGTTTGAAAAGGTTGAAGGAAAGTTCAGTCAAAAAGATTTATATACATTTGCAGGTAACAGCATTGTGGTTGATGTGGCAGAAGAACTTCTTTGCATGTTATTTGATGAAGACGGAAATTTTTTTATCTAAAATGTATCTTTTGAAGATACAAGAAAGGCGGTGACAAGATGAACAAGAACAAACTGGTTAGCAAAATGAAATTATATGGTGACACACAGGAAATGCTTGCTGATGCAATTGGTATTTCTGTTCAAAGACTGAATGCAAAAATCAATCAGACTGGTGGTGCTGAATTCACAATGTCTGAAATCAGAGCAATCAAAATCAGATACAATCTGACCAGTGAAGAAGTTGATGAAATATTTTTTTGCAATTGATGTATCTTGGGAAGATACAAGAAAGGATGGAAAGCATGGGATTGTTAGACAAAGCACCTGACAACAGAATGTCAGTTGCTGAAGCTGCTTGTCTTCTTGGTGCATCTGAACAGTTCATCAGAATAGGACTTCAGCAGGGAACATTGAAGTTTGGAATGGCGGTCAAGATGTCAGGAAAATGGACATATGTCATCACAAGACAGAAGTTTGAAGAAATCACAGGAATTAAGGCGGTGGGTGTATGAAGAACTGTTTGAAGAATAAGGTTTTGATGACAATATCAGCAATCATGGGAATCATGTGGGTTCTTGGTGCATGTTCCATTGATACAGAAGGAACATGGATTCCAACAGTGATGGTTGTTGTATCTTGTTGAGAAACATTTTATTTGATGCCGTTATTTGCAGAATTCCGCAAATTAATTGTTTGCGCAGCAGAACATCTTCATGTTCTGCTTAGTTGCTTCAAAGCACAGGCAAAACCATTGTCAATGGGGCATTTATGCCGGCGGAGCCCTTGCCATTGATATTGGTTGTAGGCTGTGATAGTGAACAAATCAGCCATTTTTAATCTGATGCACGGAGACGCGGATAAAATGCCGTTCAACAGTATCTGAAGCATGGTTTCTTCTGTTTGGATATGCAAATAACTGGTTTGAAGGGATGGTGAATGATTATTGATAAAACTATTTGAACACCAGGAAAAAGCACTTGAACAGACCAAAGACCTGACAAGGGTTGCCTACTATTTGGACATGGGTCTTGGAAAAACCTTTGTTGGTTCTGAAAAGGCAATGTCCTTTGGAAACAACTTCAACCTGGTGGTTTGTCAGAAGTCAAAGATTCAAGACTGGATTGAACATTTCAAAGAACATTATTCAGAACACCCTTATCTGATTGAAGTGTATGACATGACCACAAAGAAGGAATATGAAAGGTTTGTCAGCATTGCATCCAGTTGGGAAAAGTACATGGAAATGTATGATGAAAGAACTGAACAGACTTACCTGGAAGACAATCCTGACCCTGTTCAATATATAGCAATTATCAACTATGACCTTCTATGGCGAAGGAAAGAACTGATTGCAGCACTAAACAAAACCCAGTTCACCATGATGCTTGATGAATCTTCAGTGATTCAGAACACTGGTGCAAAGTGGACAAAGCAAGGTGTCATGAAACTAACACCTGCAAATGTCATTCTTCTTTCAGGAACACCTTGTTCAGGGAAGTATGAAAACCTTTGGTCACAAATCAACCTTCTTGGTTGGAAGATTTCTGAAGAAGTCTACAACAGACAATATGTCAACTGGGTGAAACTTGATTCAGATGATGGATATGTTCACAAGGTTGTGGACAAAGAAGAACCATACAAGAATGTGGAAAGGTTGAAATCAAAGCTGCGTGAACATGGGGCGGTCTTCATGAAGACAAGTGAATGTTTTGACCTTCCTGAACAGACCTTCATCAAACAGATGATTCCTACTACCAAGGAATACAAACGATTCATGAAGGACTGCATTGTTTCCACATCAGATGGAATTGAACTGGTGGGTGACACAATCCTGACCAAAAGACTATATGCAAGACAGCTTTGTGGTCAGTATTCAGAATTCAAACTGAATGCATTCAGGGAACTTGCAGAAAGTACACAGGACAGACTGATTGTGTTCTACAACTTCAATGAAGAACTGTATGCACTGAAAAAGATTGCAGCGGAACTGGAAAGACCAGTTTCAGAAGTAAATGGTCATTGCAAAGACCTGACAAATTATGACCAGGAAGATAATTCAATCACCTTCATCCAATATCAAGCAGGTGCAATGGGGTTGAATCTTCAAAAGGCAAACAAAATCATCTACTTCACATTGACTGACAAGTCTGAACTGTTTGAACAGTCCAAGAAAAGGATTCACAGAATCGGTCAGGAACAACCTTGTTTCTATTACATATTGATGTGCAAGGGCAGTGTTGAAGAATTAGTCCTTCAGACCTTGGAAATGCGAAAGGACTTCACAGATGAATTATTCAAAGAATATGAAAGGATGGGAAAATAAAAGATGGAAAATACCTATGGAAGAAAGGTTGTCAGACCTGATGAAAAATTAAGAAAGAAGAAGGTTTCAAACAGAAGATTCCTGGTCTATACACTGGCGGTTCTTGTGATTGGTGTATTACTTGGAACACTTATTTGGAATCTTGCACACAAGGAAACAAAGGTTGAACCAGTGGTTGAAACCTATGACAAGAATGAAGTCATCATGAACAATGTGAAACAGTTTGGTGCATATGATGGAAGGGTCTTCACAGAAGAAATGTCAATGGACTGGTCAGGTGATGAATTTGACTTTGTACCACTTGATTGTTCCCTGGATGAAGAAACACAGAAGTTCACCTTCTATCTTTGCAAAGGATATGAAATTGACTGGACACTGGTCATGGCAATGATGCAGAAGGAATCATCCTTCAGGGCAGGCATCATCAGTCCAACAAATGACTATGGTCTTATGCAGATAAATAAGTGCAACCATGAATGGTTGTCAGAAACCCTTGGGGTCACAAATTACCTTGACCCTGAAGAAAACATCAGAGCAGGTGTCTTTGTACTGCGAAAGTTATTTGAACAATACACTGAACCTGAACTTGTACTGATGGCATACAACATGGGGTCAAATGGTGCTGAAAAACTTTGGAACAAAGGAATCTACACCACACCATATGTTGATGACATATTGAATTATCAGGCACAATTCAACAAGCAGCTTGAAGAAAGGATGGAAAACTAAAATGGAAGAAAACACCACAATGACAACACTTGTCACAACACTTGTTCCACTGGATGAATCAAAACCATTCACCAAGGAAGAAATTGCACTGTTTGAACAGAAATATCTTGCAGCATGTCAGAACCTTGCAGAAAAACTGAAGGTCAAGAAGCAGATTGAAGCTGAAGAAAAGAAAGCAAAGGAAGCACTTGGAAAGGTAATGGATGAATTTGGTATCAAGTCCATGGACAATCCATTTGTCAAGTTCGTAAGGGTTGCAGAAAACCCTGGAAAGACTACCACAATCATTGACCTTGACAAGATGAAGGAAGAAGAACCTGAACTTTATGCAGAATTGCTTGAAGATTATCCAAAGCAGGTCACAACTGGCAAGAAATCCGCTTATGTGACATTTACACCAAAGTAAAGGGGAAAAGGGATGGAATACATTATTCAGAAAGAAAAGGGCGGTCAATACTTCATCAGCAAAGATGGAAAAGCAGTTCCTGGTTCTTATGGTGACAAGAAGAAAGTCATCAAGCAGGCTGCAAAGCTGAATGGAATGACCACAAAGGACTTCCTGAAAGAAAGGAAGTGATGATTTGGCAGAAGAAAAGAATTTTGAAAATAGAATCAAGGACTTTTTGAAAGAAAAGAACTGTTGGTTCATCAAATACTGGTCAGGAACTTCAACCAAGGGAAAGAAGTTCACCAAAGATGGAATTCCTGACATCCTGGTTTGTTGTCATGGGAAGTTCATGGGTGTGGAAGTAAAAGCACCACATGGAAAACCAAAGGTATTGCAGCTTTACCATTTGCGAAAGATTGAAGAAGCAGGTGGTTTTGCAATCCTTCTTTATCCTGACCAGTGGGAAGTGTTCAAGAACTTCATTGATTGTGTCATGGCAAATGACCCAAACATGTTTTTCAACTATGACATACTAAAACGAACCAGGACAGAATGGGAAAAGAAACTGAAAGAAGGTGGTGATGTAGATGATTGTATCACATAGCAGGGTGGAATGCTTTGAATCATGTCCTTACAGATATGATTTGAGATATAACCAGGGAATCAAGACGATTCCACAAGATAATGCAGACAATGCATTGTTCCTGGGAACAGCACTTCACACTGGACTTGAAAAGGATGTGGAAACAGCAATTCATGAATACTTCATGAACTATCCAATTATCAATGACAACCACATAACAGAAGCAATGAAACTGGAAGTGATGATTCAGAAAGCAAAAGCAATCTGTCCTGATGGAATCAACGAACTGAAGATTGAAGACCCTGACTTTGTTGGATTCATTGACCTTCTATCACCTGCAAGGACAGAACAGAAACTTGGCGGTGAACATCAGGTCATTCCAAATGTATATGACTTGTATGATTTCAAGTATTCCAACAATGTGCAGAAATATCTGAAGTCACCACAGCTTCACTTGTATAAGTATTTCTTTGAAAAGAACAATCCTGGAAAGGTCATCAGAAACATGTATTTCCTGATTGTTCCAAAGCTGAACATCAAGCAGTCAAAGAAAGAAGACCTGTTC